TGAAGATCCACGTGTCACTCAATCAGGTGGACGTACTACCGGTGTTGACGTACGACGTCCGATTACCGGCACCCAAGTAGAGATGGGTGAAGAAACACGTCGTGGTGGCGGACAAAGTTCCATTCCTCCAATGGGTGCAGGTGGAGCAGGTGGTGGTGGCGGTAGGAATATCACTCCACCCACTCCTTCTAGTGGTGGTGGTGGCGCAGGTGGCGGTACACCCAACGTTAATCCCGGTGCTTTAGTTGATCGCAATAACTTACTTGGTGGCGCGTTCAGCGGTCAGAATGTTGCTCGCAATATTGGTCGTTTAGGTTACTTAGCACCTGCACTTGGCGCGTTCCAAGATTACACTGAAGGTCAATCCGCACAAGCAGTTGCAGCAGGGGCAGGAGCAGGCTTAGGTGCTACGTATTTAACACGTGCAGCAGGACGTGCTTTAGGCGGTGGTAAAGGCGCTGCTCTTCAGTTAGCAGCTCCACTACTTGGCATCGGTGCGCAAGAGTTAGTTGGTAAGACGGTACAAAAACAACGTCAACGGGAAACCGGTGAAGGCGATCCTAATGCACTGTCTACTCAATTAGGTCGCATTGAACAACTGCAGAAAGTAGGCCTTGAAGGCAATGTTGCGTTGATGAATGCAGCTAACTCTGGTGCCAAAGATATGTTGGCTCATTCCTTGGAACAAGAGCGCACTCACATGCAAGCAATGTTCCCGATGTTGGAGCAACAACGTAATAATGATGTTGTGCGCCAACAGCAAATCATGAACAGCATGGGAGCAAACTTTGCCATGCTTGGCGGCATGGCAACAACAGGTAAGCTTGCTCTTGGAGCACAAGCCAATGCAGGTGCCAACCTGCGTCAAATGATGACTGCTGCGCCATACGCCAACGCAGTCCTTCAAGCCCCCAATATTAGTTTCTGATAGGTACGAACAATGGCAGGATTTCTTGGTGGGTTATTTGGTGGAGGAGGCCAAGGTGGTTTTATGAACCAACCTTATGGTGATTGGCGCTCTACTTCAGGAGAAGCAACAGGCAATCCAAATCTTGCTGGTAGTTACGCAGATGTCGTTGCTGAGTATCAAACTAAATACGGCAGTGATGCCAATTTTGATCCCAAAGACCCTACTTCTGTTTTTTCTAAGTTAATTAAAGATCAGCAGGTTCAAACAATGCTTGCCAATGATCCACGTGTCATTGCAATGCAGGCACAAGCTTATGTTGATCCCATGAATCAATTGGCAGATAAAGCATCTGAACGTGCAATGAAAGGTCATATTTTTGCCAATGTTTTAAAAGCGCCTGACCGCTATGGTGAGGCAATGGCACGTAAGTTTGACTTTATCAATCCTGTGATTCAGGCAATGCGAGATAGTAATACAGCGTCCAAACCATTTAGCAGTAGAATTACTTTTAACGTCTAAAGGAAATACAAATGTCTTATTGGAACACTAATATTCCTGCGGGCACCTTTGGTGATTTTACAGGAGTGCCAGGTAAATACACCCTTCCTAGCGCAACTGGTTTTAATATTCCCGAATTTAATGCTGATATTCCAGCCGGTACGTTTGGCTCTTTTCCAGGTATTGATGGATCTGCCGCAGGCCAAGCTGCGTTTGGTGGGGCCGCAGGAGGCGGTTTAGGTTCTTGGGGTGGCATGCAAGCTATTGGAGGTATTGCCAATACACTTTTTAATCAGCTTGGTAATGCACAAGGAACACAAGCAGGTCAGGAATATTTAGATTTCATGGCCGATAAACGAGATGCAGACTTTGGTTCTGCTCTGTTTGAGCGAAACGTAGATATTGCAGATCAATTTAGAATTCCTCGTATCGTTGCCAAAATGCGTGCAAATGATCCGAGTATTCGTCAAGCTGATCGTAGAGCAGATCTTGCCAACTTAGCAGGTAAGTATGGACAACTTGGCGGCTTCCTCGCTTAAATGTTAACGCCTTAAAATAATGAGAAAGAGAGTGTAGTTATTATGTCTTTCGGTAGTGCTGTCAGTGGTGCCTCCAGTGGTGCGTTAGCAGGCATGTCTCTTGGCCCCTGGGGTGCAGCCGCAGGCGGGCTTCTTGGCGGCTTAGGAGGTTTATTTGGCGGCGGCAGCACTCTTGAGTATGGTTTAACGCCAAGGGAAGAAAAGCTTCAAGATTACGCACTTAATCAAGTCCGCGCAACACCTCTTCGTAAGCGTACAATCCTTAATGAAGCAAGAAATTTAAGAGAAGGCGGAGATCGTGGCGCAGCGGAAGCATTGCTTGAAGGCTACGTTGATCGCTTCACCAACCCTGAGTTTATTGAAAAACGTTTAGCTAAAAGCTACAGTAAACCTGTTGATTATTACGGTAAAAATTTTCAAGATATTGCCAGTAGTCTATATAACCAACAAGGTGTTGGTTATAGTCCGCAAGATTATGATCGTTTTGCAAGTAAGGCAAAAGCAGAAAATATCAGAAGCGGTTCAGCATTCGAAAACTTACTCAAAGCAGACATGATTGCCAGTGGGCGCGTAATGAGTGCTGATCAGCAAATGCTCTCAAATATCTTTGGTACACCAGAGAGAGACGCCTCTGGTAGACTAACAGGTAGATATGGTACACCCGTTTTAAACGCGTAGGTAATAACTAATGGCACAGAAAAAACCAACAAAGATTTCAATTGGCGGTCAAAAATTTAACGTCGGTAATAAAGTAGGCTATGCCGAATTTGAAAAAATTGCAGCAGCAACTGGTAGACCGCTTTCCGATCTAAAAGAAACAATACTAAACAAAGGAGTCTCTTTAAACACCAGTGGGAAGAATTACTACAATCAAAATGTAAACACTGTCAACCAAGCTGGGGCTGGCAGTGGCCCAGGTAGCGGATCCGGAACAGAAGCAACAGGTATTCAAGTTACCGATGCAGAATTCCCTTGGGATAAATATGCCAACTTACAAGTAGAGCTTGGTGGAATTCAAGCAGGCGCTGCTACTGAAAGTGAAAGAATTCGAGGATTATCTAATCAAGAGATTGCAAGAATTAATAAGGATGCGTCTAATTATGGTTACGATCGCCAGCTTGAAGGAACTAAATATGCTACGGACTCCGAAGAGCGTTGGCGGCAAGCTGTTGCCACAATCGAGGGCGACAAGAAAGCATCTCTTCAAAACATCATTAACGCCGGTTTAAAAGACGTAGCAGAGATTGAAGGTAGTTACTCGCTTAAAAACGTAGAAGCCAAAGGTAAATATGATACCCAGATAATGGGACTTAGAACGCAAGCCGACAAAGACATTGCCAAGATGGATGCCAATCAGAAAATGTACAATCTTCTTGGACTTGCCTTTGGTTAAGTCTGTTTATAATAATTAGATACCTACACATTGGGTTATAAAGAATGACCAACGCTCTTACCGATACCGGTACTGACACCGCTACTAATTTTGACCTTAACAACTTTGAGAAGCTCCTGGAGCGTCTTGAAGCATCGAAAGGTCGTCAGCAACGCCAGAAGTCTGTGGAAGGTCGTCGTGACATCTTCCAACAGGGTCTCGCTAGCATGATGTCCAACTTCTGATCTTGAGGCAGCTATAAGCCATGACAACGTTGCCTCCCGGCCAAGTCAATAAAACAACTGAGGACGACCCGTTTGATATTGACAAATATCGACAGGCCGCTGAAGTGGCTTATAGTTTTTCCAAGAAAAAATTAGAAGATGCTGGAACCCAAGAACGCGAAACCATCGGCAAAGGTGCGACAGAACAACGCACTTCCGCAGAACAAGCCCAGCAATTTAAAGACACCGAAGAAGCCCGAGACTACAGCCAGGCGCAACGAGGCTATCGATATTGAGTTGTTTGACCAGTGGGTCGACAACTTAACATCTTCAGATCAAGATGCATTTTGTAGTTTTGCCGAGGAAACCTTCTCGGTGATTGAATGTTATCTCTATGCCAGGTTTCTTGGCTATGGCGGTAGTATATCTGCGTGTGATCTATGGGTTAAATCCCATTACAAAAAACCTGATCATCGCAAAAAACTCCTTTATGAAATTGAGGAGATGCAGGAAGATATTCGCAAATTACGAGAAGACGTAGATAACGGTGTCGTTAAACGTGATGCTGGTGTGGCGCGTATCGCTGGTATGCAAAAAGAATTACGTGGCACCATTGCACAGATCGAACTATTTACGTCTAGCCGTGATCGCAAAGGATTGCTAATGGCTGGTGCAGATCGTGCCCTACGTGAATTACAAATCATTTTTAAGGATGACCCAATTGAAATTCCCTTGGAAGAAGCGTCCATGAGTATCTGGGCCAAAATGCAATACGAAGACAGTTAAGTTAAAATACACATATGATGAATTCACCACAACCAACTACCGACCAAGGGAACGACGCAATGCTTGCTGGTAGCCTTGGCGCCGCTGTACAAAGGTTGCAAGAAAATCGTAATCGTTTTGGTGGACGCCGTGAATTACAAGGTGCCCCCATTGGCGGTGAAACTAAAAGTCCTGCAGCCGAAGGCGCAAGAGTATTGAGTGCAGTTGCAGAAACACGAAAGGAACAGTATGGAAACCAACCGCCAACAGCTCCCTCAAATCCTGGCACACCTCAAGGAACCGGAAGCCCGCAACCAGGACAACAGCCCAATGTCGGACAAAGACAAGCACCAAGCAGCACTGGAAAAAGCACGCCAGTACCAAGCACAGAAGAAGAAAAACAAAAACGCCAACGAATGAAGTAGTATTCAGTTACGAGTTGATTACTTATTGTGCCTGCATATCAACATCTTGCATATCGACGTAACGCGCAAGCTGCTGCACGTAGGCAACAAATTCGTGTACCACGTAATCTTGAATCTCTAAAGAAAGCAAGAGAAGACTTTGGGTATTTTTGTGATTATGTTGCGGACAAACCTCCGGCACAACATCACAAAGAATGGCATCGTCACTTTGTTACAGGTGAAGATAGTGCGTGTCTTTTAAAAATTGCAGGACCAAATGTTGATCTATTGGCACCACGGGGATCTGCTAAGTCCACAATCTTAGGTTTGTTCACGGCATGGGCTATTGGTCTTCATACACAAGCAAAGAAGCCACTGCAAATTCTTTATCTCTCTTATACGGTTGACATTGCACGCTCTAAGTCAGCAACCATTAAACGCATCATTGAAAGCAAACGTTACCAAGAAGTATTTCCAACCGTACGTCTTCTCAAGAACGTAACTAGCAATGAGTACTGGTCAATCGATCACAAGTTCGCTGGCATTGATACCACGGGCGAGGAACAATTCACACTCTGTGCTGCAGGTCTCAAAGGCTCAGTGACCTCCAAGCGCTCACACTTGGTGATTATTGATGACGCCATTAAATCTGCCGCGGACATCTCCAACCCTGACATCCGTAAACAGATGCAGGATAACTGGAATGCTGTGATTGCACCCACCATGTTTGAAGGAGCCAGGGCTATCTGCCTTGGTACTCGCTTCAGACATGATGACATTCATGCAACGACATTCAACACACAAAACAACTGGCTTCAGATTGTGTTATCTGCAATTCTTACTGATCCCAAAACGGGAGAAGAAGTATCATATTGGCCTGACATGTGGTCACTTGACTG